TCGAGAGCCGGATGCTCTTGCCCGAGGTCCCGCTCCCCCCAGCGCTCGGCCGCACGTTTCAACACGTCTGGGTCGAGGAGATCCACACCCCATGACGGTCGAACAGCTCCAGGCGGTGGCGAGCCTGCTCGGGCTGTGGGCGGCGGTCGCCACCGGGTGGCTCGCACGACACCTCTGGCAGTCGCACCGGGCGCGCCGCGTGCGCACGCGTCGGCGCGAGGCGGTCGACCGTCTGATCGCCTGGGCCGACACGCTCGCCGAGGGCACCAGTGGCGACTACAAACGCCATCTGGTGCTCGCGCGACTCCAGAAGCAGTTCCCCGAGGCCCGCACGCGCGAGTTGGCCCTCGACATCGAAGTGGCGATTCAGGAGCGAGGCTAAACGCACATGGCTGAACTCGGCACGCTCGCGCTCTATCAGTCCCTGCTCGGGGGCGTCGCCAGTCGCGAGGAGCTCACCCTCAGGCAAGAGGTCTGCCGGCGGCTGATCGTTAGCGGCCTGACGATCTCCAGCGCGGGGGCACTAGGGAGTCTCACGGGGTTGGGCTGGGCCGATGTCCGGGCCTACGGCGCCGTGGGGGATGGCATCACGGACGACAGCGCGGCATTTAGCTCGGCGATCGCCGCCGTCGATACTGGAACCTTGGGAGGTTGCGTGTTCGTCCCGCCTGGAAGCTACGTGCTGGCCACTGGCCTCACGCTCACGCGGCGCGGGACGCGACTGTGTGGCGTGGGACGGGCCTCGAATCTCCTGTGGCAGGGAGGTGGCTCGGCGTGCGTGACGATGGTCGGTGGGGAAACCTGTGTGGAGGACATCGCCATCGAAGGCACGGACGTGGCCTCTGAGATTGGCATCGATGTGGCGAGTGCGGGCAATATCTCGAAGTTGATTCGAGGGGTGTACACCCAAGTCCTGCGCACGCACATTCGGTGCCAGGGTGGCGGGGCGATTGATACCGTGATTCGGGATTGCAATCTCAAACTGAGCGGCGCCACGGGCGCGATCGGGATCCACGTCACCAATGGGGCGCATTCGGTCACGATCCATGCCTGTCAGATTCGCGGCAATAACGTCGCGACGGATACGACCATCGGTGTCAAACTCGTCGGCACGGTGGGATCGCGGGTCACGGCGTGCAATATCGAGTTGAATCCAGGCGGCAATGTCGTGATTGAGGATGGCGGGATCAATGCCACCGCCAATTACATCGGCCACAATTACTTCGAGACCAAGGGGGCCTCGGGCGTCGATGTGGTCTTGACGGGATCGGTCAAGACGATTCTCGACGGGAATTTCCACAACAGCGCCAATGGCGGTCCCAATACGATCTCGTTCTCGGCGACCACCGCCCAACCCACCATTCTGAACAGCCGATTCGAGAATGGATCAGGGGCCTACATACTCAATAACGGCGCGGCGGGCATGCGGGCCGTGGCGCTTGGCAATCACACGCAGTCCGGCACCTTCTGGTCGAGCACCACGGGTGTCACCCTCGATCTTCGGGGGGATGGCAATGAGAGTTGGGTCCTGAATGCGTTCGGTGTCGGCACGGTGCCAGTCCCGGGAGAGTTCAGAACCACGCTCTCCTCACGCATTGCTGGGGCCGCAGCGACGTTGGGGTTCCATGACGTGACGCCAGTCACGCAGCAGACGGTCCCGCTGGGATCGACGACCGACACCGTTATCACGGCATTACAAAATTTGGGGTTGGTCAAGCAAGCATGAGCGCCCAACTGGCGACGTGTTGTTGGTGTGGCTCGCCACTCGTGCTCGCCGAGTCCGTCTGGTGGTGCGGGCATCCGTCGGACACCTGCCGCCGACGCCAACTCACCTACGCTCGGGTCCAAGTCGAGCGCAAAACCGGCAAGCGTGTGAAGTGGCAGTACGTCCCGACCCCCGTCCAAACCGACTGGCACGCGGGCGCCATGCGGCGCAGTGTGACGCGGATCGGCGTGGGTGGCGCCGCCGGCCCCGGCAAGAGTCGCTGGGGCCGCGAACATCTCTACTGGCTCGCCAACCAGATCCCCGGCTTCCATGCGCTCCTCCTCCGCAAGACCCATAAAGACCTCGATATGTCGCACCTGCGCTTCCTGCCGCATGAAGTCAGTGAGCGCGGCGGGCAGTGGCGCGTCAGCGACCGGATGGCCGTCTTCCCGCACCCCAACGCGCCGGATGCCATCATCCGCGCCGGCCACATGGAAACCGCCGGCGATGTCGAGCACTATCTGTCATCCGAGTACGACGTCATCTTCGCGGACGAACTGGTGACCTTCGACCGAGACCCCATGCTCGAGCTGTTCTCCAGGGCCCGCTCGACCAATCCCGCGCTGTTCGCCCTGCGGGGGCTCGCCGAGACGGCCACGACCCCACGCCTCGACGGCTCATGCGTGATTGCGGCCACCAATCCGGGCGGCCGTGGCGCGCTCTGGGTCAAAGAGATGTTCATGACCCACGCCGTCGATCGGGCGGAATTCCCGGACTACACGCCGGCGCGCTGGATCTTCTTCCCGGCGCGACTCCGGGATAATCCCTATATGGCGGCCGGGTACCGCGAGTCGCTCCAGAGCTTGCCCCCCTTGAGACGCCGCCAACTGGAAGATGGCGATTGGGACGCCTACGCGGGGCAGTTCTTCGGCGAGTGGCGCACGGCGACGCACGTACGGACCCTCGATCTGTCACCGGACCTCGAGGTGTTCGGATCGATGGATTGGGGCTACAATGCCCCCGGCGTGATGTACTGGTGGGTCTGTCTCCCGGATGGCCACTATCACATCCGCCGCGAGTACAAATTTCAACACGCCACGGCCGAAGAGGTGGGCGGACAGATCCATCGTGTGACGCGCGAGATGGGACTCCCCCGACTCCGTTACATCGCCTGTGACCCGGCCATGTGGCAACACACCGGCGCCGGTCGCGGGGAATCGGTGGCCGAAACGCTGCTGCGCCTGCGGGTGCCCGTGCGCAAGTCGGACAACGACCGGTTCAACGGCTGGTTACGCGTCCACGAGCTGCTCCGGCCGGACGCCGCGGGCGTGCCGTGGCTCACCGTCGATCCCGCCTGCACCTATCTGATTCGCACCATTCCGGCGATGGTGCAGGATCCGCACGACGCCGACGATATGGACACGACGAAGGACGATCACGCGGCCGATGCGGTGCGGTTCGGGGCGATGTCGCGTCCGTCGCCCTCGCGCCTGCCGCCGCTCCCGCCGCCGGGGCCGGGCACGTGGGGCTGGGCCGAGGCCGAGGCCGAGCGCGCCGCGCGCGCGGGGGTGTTACGATAGCCATGCAGTGGATGCCAGGCGCGTCCGTGCCGCTCACCGAGGACGCCGTCGGCCAGTGGCGCGCCCGCCGCGACCGCGCCCGCATCAAGCGCCAGACCTTCGAGCCGCAGTGGCAACGCGCGCTCGCCCGCTACTCCAAGGTGCGCTATCCGGCGGAGACCTACGACGTCAACGCGCTCATGGATTTCCGGCACGTCGAGACGAAGAAGGCCCACCTGCATCACCGCACACCCGAGATCCTGCTCAATCCGAAGGATCAGGCCGAGACCGACCCCCGGCTCGCCGCCCTCGTCAACCTGCGGCAGGAGTACCTCAACGCACGGATCGGGGCAGGCCCCGAGGGTGCCGGGTTGACCGCCGTGATGCACAAAACCTTGGTCGACGCGATTGCCGCCTCGGCGTGGCTGGCGATTGAAGTCGGCTACGAGACGCGCTTGCGCCCATTGGTGGACCCGATGACCGGCGCCCCGCAACTGGACCCGGCAACGGGGCGTCCCGTCGAGATTCCCTTCTGGTCGCGGGTGTTCGCCACCCGCCTCTCCCCGAAGCAGATCCTCGTCCCGGCCGATGCCACCGACTCACCCTCCGATGAGACGGCGTGGCTGGGCTATGACGGCATCCTGCCGCTCGCCGTCGCGCGACAGCAACCCGGGTGGCAGTTGCCGCCCGACTGGACGCCCGCGACCACGGCGGAGCCGCCGCACTTCGACCACGGGCTGGGCGCGCCGGACACGGCCGAGCCCCTCGTGACCTACACCAAGATCTGGTATCGCGTCGCCTGGTTCGATCCCGCGGTGCCCCACCCGGACCTCTACCGCTGCCTGGTGCTCGTCGACGGCGTCGAGCCGCCAGTGCTCCACCAGAACTCGCCGCATCAGGCGCTCGACGCGAACGGGGCGCTCACGCCGGATTCCCTCCAGGGCAACCCGATCCATATGGGCACACTGCGCGACATGCCGGATTCGTGCTACATCGCGGGCGACCTCACCATCGGTGAGCAACTCAGCAAAGAGGTGAACAAGTTCCGCACGCAACAGATCCGCAATCGCGCGAAGCGGTCGCCGATTGTGCTGGTCGCCGAGAGCGCCGGCCAACCCCTGATCGACAAACTGACGGCGAACGAGGGGCCGGTTCCCGTGCCGCAGGAGTTCATCCAGCCCGGCGGGCAACAGAGTCTGTTGGCGGTGGCGAATACCGGCACCGAACCCCGCGACAACTACGCCGCTCAGGATACCGCCGAGCGCGATTGGGAACTCGCGCTCGGCACCTCGCAGACCAGTTCCGGCCAAGTCACCAAGAAGCGCGTCACCGCGACCGAGATACGCCACGTCCAGGGCAACGCCTCCGCGCGGTACTCGACCGAACAACTGAAGGCGCGCGAGTACTTCGTCGCGCTCGTGCGGAAATTCGACACGCTGCTGCAACGCTATGCCACCGAGGACCAAGTGGTGCGCGTGCTCGGGCAACGGGGCGCGGCGCTCTGGCTCGACTGGCGCGCGCTGCCCGGATGCTACCTGTACGACATTCTGCCGGATGCGGGCCAGTTCGTCGACGCGCAACAACTCCGACAACAGACACTCGACGAGTACAACTTGCTCCGGAAGGATCCGCGTGTGAATACCGAGACGTTGCTCCGCAAAGTGGCGACGGCCTTGGGGTACGACGAAGGGCGATTTCTCGCGCCACCAGCCGAGCCGGCGCCGCAGCCGGCATCGGTGGCGCTCAGCTTCCGAGGCGAGGATCTCGTCGGGCCACAATCGCAGGCGGTCGCCGAGATTCTGGCGCAGGCGGGCTACACGCTCAGCGAAGGGGCCATCGCCGCGCTGGCCAAGGCGGGCCTCGTGCTGGCGGCGGCCGGGCCGGGCGCACGCCCGTCCGGCCCGATTGGCATCGCGACGCGTGGGCACGGGGGCTCGGCGACGGTGACCGAGCCCGTCAACCAACATCAAGCCGGGAAGAGCGGGGCGATGCCAGGGACGGGCGTCGTATGACACCACGGCAAGCGATGGTGATCGCGCAGTGGGAAGAGGCGCTCCAGATCGTCCAGGCGCAGGAAGCCGGCTATGGCGACTTACCGCGCGTCGGGGTGCGGGCCTGTATTGCGGCGATCCAACGGAAGCTGGCGGCCCTCCGCCTCGCGGCGCAGACGCCAGTGGCCGATCCGGAGGAGGCCCCATGACCTGTGACCGCTGTGGCCGGACGCTCGAGGTGGGCATGTGGCCCTTCTGTCCGCACGAGCGCGGGTCGTCCGACCCGGTCGATGTGACCTGGCCGGGCGGGAAGACGTTCGAGAATCTGGGCCACGAGCCCGTCACCTTCTACCATCGCAGCGACTATGTGCGATACTTGCGCCAGCATCACTTGGAAGAAATGGTGCGCCATCAGCCACTCGCGGGCTCCGATCGGTCCCCGCACACGACGAGTTGGAGCGCGGTGAGCGCCGAGACGCTGGCGAATGCGACGGCGTTGGTCACGCGCGTGACGCGGGGCACGGCCCCAGCGCGCCCCAGCCTCGTCGACGCGTGGACGGTGACGACGACAATGGGGCACGGCCCGGTGCGGATGCGGAGGGACTGACGGTGCTGATCGCGCCTGACGGCCGGCCGCTCGTCTCGACCAAACGACAGGTCCGCATCACCAACCCGAAGATCGCGCGCTTCGTCTCGATGGCGGATGCGCCCTTCCGGGCCTGCGGGTTGACGGCGGTGTGTCTGTCGTGCGGCGAGACGCCACGGATGGCCAATCATCCGCAGGACGCCGTCTGGCGGGTGGAATGCAGTTGCACGGTGCGGACCCTGGTACCACCGGGCGTACACTGAGATGAAGAAGAAGAAGACGATGCGCGGCGGCCGGGGCTGTTAAGCCTCGCCACCACGACGTTGACGGATCTCTAGGCCGGCCAGCCGAAGCCCGCGCGCCCACGCGGGAGACGAGATTCGACAAGGGCCGACACGGAACACGGGCGCGTGTTGCGACCGGGACCGACGTCCCGGATGCGATGGGCGCCCGTGTTTCGCTGTACGGCCCGTGGCGTGGGTATCGCCCCCGGCGGCGAGACAGCCGGATGTACGTGTTATGCCTCCTGACGTTGCCCCGGCGACACCGAGCGCGACCCTCTCGGCCCATGAGGCCCTGACGGCCGCGTTCGCGGACCCGCCATCCGCACCCGCGACCTCGACGGACACGCCGACGCCCGCTCCCGATTCGCCTGCGCCCGCGACAGCGGCGCCGGAGCCGACGCCGACCGCGCCCGCCACGGACCCGAGTGCCACCCCAGTGAAACCGGCGGGTGAACCGCCGACCTGGCGGTGGCAGGACATTCTCGCCAATACGCGAAAAACCGTCGCGGAGGAGACGGAGGCGCGGATTCGTGGCGAGTACGCCTGGTTGCCCCCCATCCCGGCCGATCGACGCGAG